TTCATCAAATGTATTCCTGCCTCAGCATAATGTACTGAAAACCAACTTGATTCAGGGATTAACATGTTAGGTACTACGGCCGATTGATGTATTGGAGTTATATTTCCACCTAATAATGTTGTAAACTTAGGTTTTAAGAAATCAGTATGACCTGACCAATTAGTAGTAATAATTGGTTTTCCTGTTAGTGAAAATTCTAACAATGGTCTACCGAATCCTTCACCTTTAGTTAAATTAACCATTGCTTTTATTTTAGAATGGTTATATAATTGATTCATTTGTTCATCTGTAAATTCACCATGAAGTAAATAAACTTTAGGTAAGACTGTAGCTTTTACTGTACTTTTTATCTCATCTATTTTTTTAAGGATTTCTCTTCTATCTAGATATGAAGAACCAGCTCCACTAGTTTTTAATAACAATGCAGGAGCTTCAGATTTATTTTTAAATACTTCATAGAAAGCTTTAATTAACAAACTTACATTTTTTCTATCTTCACCTATAACTCCTTGTAACCAGTGACCTGTGAACAAATATACAAACGATTCAGGTATTTCATCTAACGATTTAACTAGATTGTTTTCTCCTTTTTTAACACTGATTGGTAAATAAGTAGATAAATCAGCTCCTTCAAATAGAACTTCAATAGGTTTTTCAACCTTAATAACTCTTATTGTTTGACCTTGTTGATTCTTTTGTTCAGCTACTGTATTTAAGAATGTTTCCTTAGCATGTTCTGATGAAACTAAGGTTAAATTCATTCTATTTATACCTTCAACCCATGAAGGGTGAGACAAAGTAGTTTCAATTCCAGCTGTTATACCTATATTAAATTTACCAACAGGTTGGAATTCATTAGGTACAGTAATCTGCATCCAAATTTCTGGTTGTTTAGGCATTTGGGGTTGTTTTAAAATATGTTCATTTAAAAATCCCCATTTTTCATTATTTTGTTCAATGAAACCCCAAGGAGTATTACCCCATCTCTGAGATAATATTTTTATATCCCATTCATCTTTTTTAGATTCTATAAGTGCCTTTACAAAATCTCTGGAACGACTACCGTAGCCAGAAAATGTATCTATAGGACAACTAATTACACACAACAATTTATTCATATTAATATACTAATTTATGAGGTAAAACTCTTTTTTCATAATCAGAATCAGAAAGTAATTCAAATTCTTCTCTAGGTTGCCAAGTACTAAATAATTCATCTACTGCATTAATAACTCTTTTACCCATCATTTCTCCAGTAAATCCAGCTTCTTCTCCTACAGCCCATTCTCTACCTGCTAAACCTTTTTCTATTCTTTCTTCTTTATTCATGTTATACACTTCCATTATTCTTGCAGCAGCATCTTCTGGTGAACATCTGTCATCAAAAATATATGGAGTAGGTACTGAACCTTGAATAGATATATTTGTTGGATATACAGGTAAAGCCCATTTACCATGATTTTTTACAGTACCTCTATGATTTGAAGGAAAATCTGGTGTAAAGTCTATCCATTTTCCATCTTTTTCAAATCTTATTTGGTCTTGCATACCACCAGTTACATTAGCTATAATTATTTTACCACACAGTAAACTTTCAGTTAAAGATAAACCCCAACCTTCGTTCGAAGTTAATAAAATAGTAGCATCTGCCAAATTATATAAAAGACTCATTTTATCAGTATCTAACATACCATTAGTAAATCTAATAGCATTAGGATAAGAATCAAATAAATACTCTATAATCGCATTTAAATCAGTTCCATTGTCATCTACAGGTTGTGTATGTAATAAAAATGTACATTTATCTGCCTTTTCTTTAGGTAAATTATCTAAAAATAATTTAAAAGCTAATAAAGCATCTGGAATTTGTTTTCTTCTAATATTTCTAGAATTAAATAACAGCGTAAATTCAGGGTTCAAATCTTTAAGCATTTGCTTTTTAAATTGTTGTAACTCTGAGTTAGATTCATCAACTGGTTTGAAAATATTATGATTCAATCCATGAGGAACATACTTAATAACTTTATTTTTTGCTTTATTTCCTAACACCATTTTATTTATGTTGAGAGTTTGTTTTGAGATTGCTAATAGAGCATCACAAGATTCATAAAACTCTTTATTGTACATAGGTGCAGGAATATCATCCCAAATATTCAAATAAACGATAGGAATTTTTCTACGGATTTCATTTTCCATTTGGAAGACCCAAACAAAGTATCTAGGGTCAGTAATCAAGAAAATAGCATCTGGTTTCTCTATTTCTAATATTTGTCTTAAAAGAGAAGGATCACCATAGCCATTAACAGGATAAAGAAAAACACTAGCATCTTGAACCCCTGAAGATTCTGCTGTGCTTAAACTTAAATCTAGTCTTTTTCCAGCTTCTGGATGATTGATAGCTCCACCAATATTTACCCAATTATATCTATGGGAAGTATTTAAAACTAATTCTCTACCTACTGTAGCTACACCGGAGTGTACTCTAATATCATCTGTAATAAGTAGGATTTTTTTACGTTGATCTTTTGGTATATAACCTTCTTTTTGTTCCATGTAACTTTATTTTTCTTTATTGTCTATATCACTATAATTTGTTATCATACTTTGAAATTCAGGATCGTTTAAATATAAATGAATAGTTCTATTAACCAACTTATGTAGAGTAAATTTTTTCTTAAAACTTTCAAGTTTGAATTCATCCCACATTTCGGATTCTATCTTAACCGATGTTACTGATTCTTTCTTTTTCATAACTGAAATTTTTGTGTATATACGTATATACATATATACTATTTTTTAGATCTATCACAAAGACTCTTATCTTTATAAAAGGGGCAATATTTACAGTTATTAGATACTATCTTAGGGTAGTCTTTTTGTTTAAAAGAACCGTTATCATTAAAACAATCTTGTATAAAATCTTCTAATGATTTTACGGCTTTACCTAATTTAATTTTTCCAGCGGCTGGTGCGAATGTTTGAATTCTTTTTTGTGGATAGTCACTATTTTCATAGATTTTTCTTTTTAATATAAAAAATTCAACATTTATTTTATCTACATCTACACCAAATTGTTTAGCAAAGTAGTGTTTATAAAGAATAAGTTGATTTTGTTTATTTTCATCTTTCTTTTCTTTATCAGTCCAACCTCTTGTAGAAGTTTTTATATCGTATATATAAAATTCTTCTGTTGCTTCATGATATAATATGAGATCAATGTATCCTTTAAATATAAGGTTTATATGCGCGTCTACATTGGTTATAAGAGGAATCTCACAACCTACTAAATGCCATCCTTTTTTACTAAAGTATTCACCTCTTTTAGATTTAAACCAATTTATAATTTCAACACCATCATTGTAAAACTCTCTCATCTCTTCTGCTGAGGAGAAATGTTGATTATTATTTTCTTTATACTGTTTAGTATATTCTTTAGTAAAAACCTCTTGAAAAAAGGACTCAATATCCCAATCATCAGCTGCTCTTCCTGACTCTTCATACATTACTCTTAAATATTCTTGAAGAGCCTCATGCAAGGCAGTCCCAAAAGTCATATTAACTGAATACGAAGGGACATACCTGCCTTGGGCATATTGCAAATTCCACTTATGTGGACATTGTTTATAAGTAGAGTATTGACTGTATGATATTGTTTTTTGAGTAGCGTAATCTACTGTAGGATATATATGATTTTTTATTTCCTTTAGTTTACTCATTTTTTCCAAAGTCCACGTTCAACTAACTGTGCTATAATACCATAATTGGTAATGTCCTGGTAAGTATCATTAGTGGATTCATTAGCAACATGATTACTTTTGTTTAATAAAACTAAATTTTTCAATCTGTTCATTTTATCATTCAATCTAATCCAAACTGCTGTCAAAGATAGTTTCTTTTCTTCTGGTGTTTCTAAACGAGTTCCCATAGAAATATTATCCATTCCATAAGCAATATGTTTTGCTGCAAACAGTTCGTACTGTTCTTTCAAAATTTTCTTATACTCAGTAGCAATTATTGGATATTCTAATTCTAATTGTTCTACTGCTGTCATTTCTTTTTCTGTCGCCATAACTTTTTATTTTATTAATTTGGTTATTTCTTTTTGTTCAATACCTAAAGCCTCTAATACTTCCTTACAACCATCTTTACCTAATAAACTTACATAGTCTTCTACTTCTCGTGTAGAGCAAACATAATACTTTGCTATTTCTTTTAGTAAATCTTTATTAGCAGATTTGGTTGTACTTTTAGTATATTTTAAATAAACCTGTTTTTTAGGAATCAAAT